CTCAGATGATGTCATCGAAGATATGTATGTCAAAGGCACAATGGATTTCTCTGTTCTTGCTCTTGATATTGGTCCTATTGCAGGCAGTCTTGTCAAACTAGGTAAGAATGTAGCTAAAAGTAGATCGGCTGTTAAAGAATTAAAGGACTTAGATAACCCCGAGAGAGCTGGTGCAGAAACAGCAATGTCTGGTGGAGATAGTGCTGAAGAGCTGGGTCAAACAATCGATCTGAACAAGGTTGATGCTGCCTCTACTGCTAACCCAACACGTATGGAAGGCACACCTGTATTAAATGGAGCTATGGATGACATTGCTTCTGATGTACAGGAAGCACGTAAGAGTGTAATCAGTCACTTAGTAGAAAATCTTCTTCCTACTGCTGGTAACAAGCTGAGCCGAGGAGAATCTCGTAAGCTGAAAGGTAGACAAAGAAATTTAGAACATGATATTAAAGTAGCAACTGAAAGCCTTGGTAAGGTTACTAAGAAGCAGGCTAAGACAGGTGTTGCTAAGAAGTCTGTCATAAAAGAAAACATAGCACGATTACAAGCACAGCTAGATGAAGTAAATGCTACGGTAGCCCGTAATGTGGACTCACAAGCTGCGTATGCTGACATCTCAAGATTACAGCAGGGTATAATCCCCACTAAGCTGAAGACACAGTTCGATAATTTAATGAATGAAGAGGTGTCAAAGGTATCTCGTGTTGTTAAGCAATCAGAGGTAGACGCTTTAGATGCATCTGTTGTAAATGCTAACAGTGCAGCAAGACCTGCTAGAGAAGACATCATTGAAATAGCAGGCGATCCTAAATTGATGGATAGTCCTGAAGCATTCGGTATGCCTAAAGCGTTGGTTGAAACTATTGAAGCCACTGTCAGAGCACCAATGCAAAGAGCTGCTGCACTAGCAGGTCGGGAATCGATAGATGCACTGTCTCCTGAAGAAATGCTAGTAGCTCGTAACAAAGCAACCGAGAAAATGAAACAACGTCTTACTAATTCAGGTAAGGTGGTTGATAGTGTAGAAGTTACAGCGACTACAGATAAAGGATTCAAAGTTACTGCGAGAACTAATGATGGTAAAGCATCTGAGTTTGAGTTTGATTATACTTTGTCCGATGCCGGTACATTAACAAGTGATCCTTCATTAGCGAAGAGTAATGTAGCATCTTCATTGAAAAGTGTATTCTCTCCTGATGTTATATGGAGAGAGATGCTAGGTGGTTTCATCAAGAACATCACATTCGCAGGTCAACAGTCTGCTAAGCTAGCTAATTCATTATCAAAGAGATACATAGACATAGAGAAAGGATTATCTAAGACAGCACGTATCGAAGTAGATACTTTATTACAAGCTGGTGATGAAGCAGGTACTGTGTTCACATACCAAGAGCTTAAAGCTGGAACAGTTGAGCTTCATGTTGGAGCACAAGGTGTTAAGAAAGGATATTCTGATGAGGTTATTGAGGGGTACTTTAAGAAACGTGCTTTCTTCGATCAGTTACATGGATTCCGTAATGACATGATGCGTGGTCAGCTTGAGTTCATGGGATTCAAGAATGTTAAGTATACAGATAAGGGTGGTGTAGCCGCTAACCTTATTGGTAAGACATATGATAACCTCCAAGGCATCCGTACTCAGCTAGATGAAGCAACTGTATTTGTTCCTAGTAACTTAGAAGGATCTACAGTACGCTTTGTTGAGAAGAACAAACATGCTATTGATAAGTTGATTGAAGCAGGATACAAGCCTGTTAAATTGATGGAGCCTATCCGATTCAAGGATGGCAAAGGTAAGGCTACATGGGCTATGGTTCGTGATGAGCAGGTAGGGAATTTACCTAAGAAGGTATTGAACTACAGTGCAGGATATACACCTCGTATATACCGTCCCGGCTATTTCTATGTGAAGAACATGGACAGTGCATCACAAGAAACCTTGTATGCTTTTAAATCTAAAGCCGAAGCACAAGCATATGCTACTAAAACCATGACAGAAGAGGGTAGTGAGTACAAGAACCTAGCTGTTCGTGAAGATAGAGAGTTCTCTGACCTTGAGAAGCTAACTAATTCAAGTGACATGTTTGGTGGATTGTACACATCAGCTCGTAAGTCACAAAACCTTATGGTTAAGACTGCTGATGGGGATATTAGACCTGAGAGATTGAATGGAGCTAATGCAACACAGCGTTACATTCAAGGTATCTCTGATATAATGCCTATCAATACCTACCGTATGTCTATGGTTGAACAGTGGATGAATACTGTTGAGCAAATAGCTAAGGCAGAGGGCAGAGAAGGATTCGGAGTAGGCGGTCGTTCACTAGATTCACCACTAGATCTAAGTCCTGAGTCTTTAGCCACAATGAACGACTCTCGTGAGTATCTGAAGAAGGTGTTGAAGATTCCTTCGGATGATGAGTCTATGTTCGCAGACTTTGTTGCCAGTGTTGGCAGAGGAATGGAACGTAACTGGGGTGAGAAAGGTGGTAAGGCTAATGAGTGGATATTAAACAACCTTCATAGCAAGAACCCATTGAGAGCCTTGAAAGGTGCAACATTTAACTTACACTTAGGCTGGTTCAACGTAAGACAGCTATGGGTTCAGGCACAGAATGCTTCATTAGCTCTCAGTATGCATCCAATACACGGTGCTAAAGCTGTAGCTAAGATGCTGCCTATGCGGGCTGCAATCCTTAGTGACAACCCAGACATGTGGAGATCTATTGCTAGAGCTACGCCGGGTTTAGAGGAAGAGTCGTTTGTCAAAGAGATTCAGTTGTTCAAGGACAGTGGTATCATGGATGCTATTGTACGTACAGCGGATTTTGATGCTAACGTATCTGGTATCGGTATGAGTTCAATGAACGGATTACGTAGGGCATCTAAAGCCGGACGTATCTTCTATGAAGAGGGTGAACTTGCTTCTCGTATAGTTGCATGGGATGTTGCTCGTAGTAATCTCAAGGAAGCAGGTGAGGAAATCACCACTAAATCCTTGACAGATGAAACGATCAGGATGCACATGAACTTACAGGCAGAGAACTCTGCTGTATGGCAGAACAATGTGCTAGGTGTACCAACTCAGTTTGTACAGGTGTTTGCTAAGTTTGCAGAGAACCTGTTACCTAAGACAATGGGTGGTACAGGCAAGTGGACTGCTAAAGAGAAGGCATCTGCCCTTGCTGGTCAGTTCATCATATACGGATCAGTTGGTGTACCTATCGCTGAGGATCTCGTAGCGGCTGCTAGTGAGATGGCAGGTCTTGGTAGTGCTAGCGCACAGGAAGAGAACCCGATGCTCGTAGAAGGCCTGCAAGAGGGCTTGTGGGGCATGTTCTTTGAAGCCTTTGGGGTTCAGAACAACTTCTCTGAGAGTGGTAACTTGTTAGCAGGTATTGATGACAACATCGCTGCTACAATTATCGGTGCTTTCTATGACCATTTCTCTGGTAATCCAGTAGATACTAATGCTGAGATTTCTAAGGTGGCATTAGGTGCAGGTGGTAACTCTATCATGCGTGGTAAGGATGCTGCAATCAACATGTATGAGGCTGCTAAGAACATCATGACACACCCATCGGCAGCTACAGTAGGCCATGAGTTGATAGATGTTATTGATGGTCTAGCTTCTATGACATCTACATGGAGTAACGCTCGTAAGGCATACTATGCTGAGTATTATGGCATGGGATTGCGTAGTAAACGTGGTACTGTCATGATGACAAACGAAGAGCTTGGTGCTAATTGGCAAACATCTATGGCCAGAGCTTTTGGTTTTGAAACTGATAAAGAAACTGCCCTATGGAAGGCATACGACTACAATACAGAGAATAAGAATGAGATGAGAGCTGTGAAGGATGACCTCCAACACATCTATAATCAATTTATGATCACTGGTAATGTAGAACTATACCGTAAGCAACGGGCTGCTATCATGAGTCCTTACGATAACACAGAAGCAGGCACTAAGATCATGAAGAACTTTAACAAGAGTGTTCTCGATGGTAAGTCTGCATTTAGTCGAGAGGCTTCAGCCTTCACAAAAGATTATCTAGGTAATGGTGGTGTTATGCCGCTGTCAACAGGTACTCTCTTACAAAATAACGAGGATAAGTAATGCCTAAATTTTTAGATGAACCGGATATTCGTTCGCTTCGGCCACAACGTGGCTCACAAGCCACCCCAGAAGCCGATGCTATATCAGGTTTAGCTGGTATAGTGGACTTCATTGGCGGTCAGGTAGGGAAGAAGCGAAAACAGGAGGCAGTAATTGCCAAGGGTGAGGCCATTGGTGAGGCTACTACTTCTATTCTTAATTTAAAAGATGAGAGAGCGAACCTTCTTGCTGAAGAAGCTGATGTTACAGGACAGATTGCTAACATCTATAGTGATGATCTTGTTACTGAAGAGGAGAAGATCACTCTCGACAACCTATCGGGTCAGAAAGCTAAGCTAGATAAAGCACGCAAGAGTGGGATGTTAAACGAGACAGCTTATAACACACGTTATAATGCTATGTGGAAGCAGAGCCTATCAAACGTAGGCAACCTAGCACTACAGCCTGAGATCAATTCGATCTTTGGTAGTGGTATTGCTACGTTCCAAGAGCCTGTTGACTCACAGGATGCACAAGTGAATAAGTATTTAGATAATGTTCATGGAGTGGGCAACCACGGTATCCAAGAGAGAGGAGAGTTTCTAGGTAATCAGGCTTTTGTGCAGCAGAAGACAGCTCAAGGTGCTGCAAGCGTTACTAAACTACAAGGTAGCATTTCTAACATCTCATCTGCTCTTAACTCTACACATGTGAAGGCACTGCTCACTTCTGTCAAAAAGGGTGGCGGTGTAATGACCGATGTGGCTAAGAACAACTACCTATTGGTTGCTCAGTCATCACTCAGTGACATGGAAGGTATATACAACCAGCGTGTAGCCGAGGCAAGATCAAGAGGTGAGCGTCTGGACTCTTCCGTATTAACTAAGATGAAGGAAGACATAGATGAAGAACGTAAGTATTACTTAGAGACTATACCTAACCAGATGGAAACATTCGGTGCAGGTGAGCAGGTAAGTAAGGCATTAAAGATCAAGCAAGATCTTATAGAGTTGAACAGACCTATGTCTGCATCAGCTAATGCTGCATTCTCAAGTGGTGGTAGTAGTGGTGTAGGTGGACAGATCACAGCAGAGAAGATGCTTGATCCAGCTTTCGTTCGCAACCTTGAATCATTACAGACAGGCTTACCTATTGAGATGATGCAACAAGCAGCAGTTGATCAGCTTGTGTGGCAATTCACAGGTGATGTATCTGTAGCTGACATGGTAGATAAAGGATTAGTTAATCCAGAGCTTCTTGTTCTTACAGGATCTATGGCTATAGATAACGCAACTGTTACAGATGGTGCATCGTTTGATGCTATGCTAACAGAGGTTGATAAGTATAGAGCTGGTATTAACTTAGAAGATACTACTAAGTTTACTGAATCAATTAACTCTTTTGGAGATAAGGCTAGACAAGTAAGTGTGGCTGCTAAGGGTAAGAATGGTAGTGAAGCTGCCGCCAAGGGTCAGGTAGGTCAGGTGTTAAGAGCACAGCTTAAACGTGTTGTTGAAGACTCACGATTTAAGAACCTTACTATCTCATTGGATGAGAATGGATTGCCTGTATCTAATCAAGACAAACTACAGCCATCATCTGCTGCCGCTACTGCAATCAGATATGGTGATATAGCTAGCCTTGCAGGTAGAGGTGTAGCTGGTGGTGATCGTACTAAGTTACAACAGCCTAGTAAGAATACTGCTGAAGGTGAGATAGCTGCACTTGTCAAGGCGTACACTGAGTATGCTAAGTTTGGATTAGCAGACATCCGTGATCTACAAGAGTTAGTAACAATTGAAGGCCCGGCTGCACCACAGGCAGGGGCAACAGCAGAACAACCTGATGTATCTGGATTAGAAGATGGTGTCTATGAAGATGATCAAGGTAATCAATTCACAGTAATAGGTGGAGCAATTCAATAATGTCAAAACTTGGTGGTGTAGATAGGAACTTTAAGAGGGTGGGCGATGTCCCACCTGCTCCGAGTGGGGGGCTAACTAAGATAGGTGAAGTCCCCGTGGCTACACCTAAGTTAAAGAAGGTGGCTGAGGTGGCATTCAATTCGTTTGAAGAGTCCCTTGCTGAGGTAGAGAACGCACAGAAGGTAGGGTTTAAGGATGATCTCTGGTCATCTCATGCCTCACCTGAAGGTGGGTTAGATACTATAGGCTATGGTCATAAGATAACACAGGCTGAGGAGGATGCTGGTACTTATAAGAATGGTATTAGTGATGCCGATGCTATTAAGTTATTCAGGGCTGACATAAAGAAACATGCTGACATAGTGAGGAAGGATGTTGAAGACTTCGATGACTTACCTAAGAAGTATCAGGATGTGTTAGTTAACATAGCCTTTAATACTGGCTCAGTTAAGGCTAACAAGTGGCCATCTTTATTGAAAGCAATGAGAGCTGGAGATGATAAGAAGGTACGTGAGGAGAGTGTCACATCATTCACTGATGCATCTGGTAAGAAAGGATTGTTGAAGACACGATCTAAGAAGATAGCTGATGCAGCGGGGCTAGATTCATGAACGCTCTGATAGAAGCAGCAGGTAGTATAGAAAAGCTAGGCATAGTTGGTATGCTAGCCCTAGTCCTTATCGGTCTAACGTATGCAGTACGACTCCTGTATAGAGATCGAAAGTCATGCGAGCAATCAAGGCTTGGTGATGCTGAGGAAAGGGCAGAAATAAGAGAGACCCTTGGGGAGGTCAAAGGGAGGCTGTCCACTATGGAACAGTTCCATTATGAACATTTAGTTGGTATGAATAAGGATAAGAAATAATGAATGAGTCAAGTATCTGGGCAGATGTAAGCACAGTGATAAGTATAGCCTTAACTATACCTTTCCTGTGTTATTGTGTAGAGATAGCTGTGCTATGGTGGCCTGAGTTTAAGAAGAGTATGGGTAAAGGCAAGACTTCAGCTCAAGGTAAGCTGGCTAAGGGGATATGGATAGGGTTTGTGTCTAACTTCTTTGACAACCTATACTGGGGTGTGACATGGTTTGCTTTCTATATGCAGTGGCCAGCAGCCATCGCTCTCTTAGCATGTGGTCCATTGGTTAACATATTCTTTAGACAAACAGGTGGTGTGGTAGCTGCATTCAACCATGTTGAAGCTGCCAGTGAGGTCAACAAGGTTAAGAGTCCTAAGTATAGAAAGTATTACTGGGTAGCAGGTATTGTTGTTGGTATAGGTCTTTGGGTTTTTAAATAAGGAAGAGTATATGAGTCTTGATACAAGTTTTAGTGATAAGCAGAAGGCGAGACAAGAAGAAGTGGACTGGGATGAAGCAGTCGAGGCGTTCATGGAACAGCTTGAATCAGCTATTGATGATGCTCTCGACGTACTCCCCCCAACCTTGGTGGTGGGTATGTTAGAAACTGCGAAGATAGGGATGATGTTCGAGGACGAAGAAGAAGATTAATATACAGCCTTCTCCTCTCCATCAGGTGTGGATAAGAACCAGACTTGGCTCCCATCCTCCTGCTCATGACACGCAACAGAGAACTGATCCGGCTCAGTCTGGATCAGGTACTCCATCACCTGTTGGTACGTGGTGAATGTCTCACTTGTTATCATACTAACTCCTCCTCCTCAACATACTCCAAGCATCCTTCGGGGTGATACCCGATAGCTTTTATAAAGTAATCGAAGGCTTGAAGTAGCTCATCTATAGTAGACTGACTGTCATCAATCTCAAACGTAACAGTAGACACGTTTCCATACGGTTTCATATCTTCATCTTGTACATGCTGTATTGTAATCATAAGTCTATCTCCACATTCTCTTCAGCGTCAAACATATAATCTAGTAGGTCACGTTCCATTATAGATTGTAATCCCCTAGCTCCGGTTCCATTCTCAATAGCTTCTTCAGCTATCTTAGTTAGTGCTTCATCTGATATTCTCAGAGACGTGCCATCTAAAGCAAACAACTCCTCATAGTGTTTAACGATAGCGTTCTTAGGCTCAGTCAAGATCCTCTTTAACGCATTAACATCTAATGGATTGAGCTTAGCTAACACAGGTATCCTACCTAGTAGCTCAGGTATCATGCCATATGATTTAAGATCTTCAAGAGATGTATCAGACATTGGTGTTTGTCTGTCGTCATCAACACTTGTTACATCAGCACCAAAGCCTATTGAGTTACCCTTCCCGTTCAGCCTTGCACTTGCTATCTTATCTATACCACTGAACGCACCCCCTACAATGAACAAGATGTTAGATGTATCAACCTTAACCTTCGTCTGGTTGTGACCTGATCCAATCTTAACAGTAGCAATCGTACCCTCTATTAGTTTGAGTAGTGCATGTTGCACCCCTGCCCCTGATATGTCACGCTTACCACCTGAGTCAGCTCTGGCACACACCTTATCGATCTCATCGATGTAGATGATACCTCGCTCTGCCTTCTTAACATTATGATCACACTCATCAAGAAGTCTTTCAAGTATTGTTTCAACGTCATCACCAACATACCCTGCCTCCGTCAGTGACGTAGCATCAGCAATAGCTAATGGTATGTCAACAGCCTTGGCTATGGTCTGAGCAAACAGCGTCTTACCTGTACCTGTAGAGCCTATCAACATGATGTTAGACTTCCTAAGATACATGTTCTCAGGATCTTTAGCTCTCTTCATGTGATTGTAGATAGCTACAGACAATACTTTCTTAGCATCATCTTGATCAATGATGTACTCATTAAGCTGCTCCATAATCTCATGGGGCTTAGGCAATGGCTTAGGTGGGGCCAATGCTTTGGGCTTAGGTTTAGGAGGGCGAGGCTCATTCATGTAATATTCTTCCATGATTGCGTCCTCAATAAGCAGGTTCTCAAAGAAAGCATCCATGCCTTCATCATCACCATCCCCCATGTACTTGAGCAGTTGTCTCATCTCTTCATCAGTCATAGGTTTCATTCTAACAGTCCCCTTCTTGTCGTCATCACCCATACTACACCTCTATTCAATTAAAAAGAATTCTTTAGGTAACACTACGTAGCCAGATCGTTCAGACTCAAGCCCAGATGTAGCAATTGTTCTCATAGACAACACCCAGTCAAAGTTGGGTACATCATAAAAGGTCATGGCCTCTTCCTGAGAATCAATTACTACGTAGTACACTTCATACACGTAGTAGTACGTCCCTCGTACTAGGATCATAGACTCTGGTATCCATGAGTAGATCTGTTCACAAGAGAGCCACTCCCCGTCCTCACACGCATCTGTGAGCAGAGCCTCAAGCTCGTACTCTAAGATGTCGCTAAGGACAAGAGGTGTTCCGTCTTCATTGTAGGTAGGTGCCTGCCAAGACAGTACAATATCTTTCTCTTCATACATAGAGGCGCTGAACGCACCCCCAGATAAGATCAATGATAGCCCTACTGCACATAACGTACTAGCAATATTCATACTACACTCCTATTGATATTAGGATGTCAATACCTGCTATACAAGCAGTCACCCCCAAGAATACAAAGACCAGCGCGAAGCCGGCCCTCCATATTGTTTGACCTATCTTCATACTAGACTCCTAAATTTCACACGATGGTCCAACACAGGCTAGTGTTTGAGCCCCCTCTGTCATGTCAGATGATTCATACTGTGACAACTTACTCCAATCAATCTTAGGCATAGACTTGCACAAGTTACTGTACACATCTTTGCTGATCTCTTCGTAAGGTGCCTGCTGGTAGACATGATCAGACCTTGGTAGGAACGACACACCACTACACTTATCTAGCTTATCCCATATCCATTGACCTGCTGCTAAGAACTCGTCATCACTGTAGTACACAGTAACAGATGGCTTGTGTTCACACCAATGATCTTGGTACACCTCCCATAAGTCTAACTGCTTCTTGACATCTAAGTCCTCGGTACACACTGCATCCTTCGGTGCCTTAACAGGGAAGCTGAACACTACGTTCTCTGCGTTCATTACATCCTGCTCCCATGGTACACCCTGATCCTGTAGCAGAGCGGTAAGAGGATCTTTAGTATCACTCCGTACACGTCTGACATAGTAAGGTGAGTACCTAGCATGGATGCCTGATGCACTATCAACTAACTGTGAGACAGTACCGCTAGGTTTCACGGCGGTGATCGCCGTAGATTGTTCAATACCTAAACGCTTAGCCCACTTCTTATTGACAGTGACAGCCTTATTCTTCAGCTTCTCCAACAAAGGTGCACATGATGTCTTGCTTAGCAGTGGGTGGTCCATAATGCCAGTCATCGATACACCTAGTAGTCTTTCTTCTGCTGTGTTACGTGTCCAGATAGGACGTACATAACGGAAGTCAGTAAGAGTAGACTGTAATGTACCAATGATAGCAGCCATCTCTACCTTACGGTTTAGATCCTGTGGTGTATCAGTACTACGAACCACTATCTCAGACAAATTACAAACCTGAGCTGATCGTAAGATGATCTCACTGCAAGGGTTGGTGCCGAAGTCGTGATCGACATCCCGCCTGCCACTCTTAGCTGCTTGATTCTTACTGGCTATACGAGAGAAGATCCCTCGCTCACCACACTTACTCTCATGTAACGATACCCATTCCTTTAAGAACACCTCGAAGTCAGGCTGCTCTGTATACACTGCTGAGTTGTTAGCAAGTGCACGTTGTCCGTCTAACTCCCACCAGTTACCTAGCTTAGCCCCTCGCATTCGATCATCTGATAGATTAGATAGAGAGATAAGTGCCGACCTACGCACACCACCTACCACTACAATCTCAGCTACCTTACATACTAGGTCATGACACTCAAGGCTAGTAAGCCTACGGCCAGCAGCATTACGGAACATACGAACAGCGAAGTTAAACAGAGCAACCAAAGGCTCAGGCCCACTACTTCTGCCACCGAAAGTCTTGAGTGGTGCACCCTTTGGTCTGAGCTTGGACACGTCCCACTTTGGCACCTGTCCGGAGTAGAGTAGTCCGAGCAATTCCTTAAACGCTTTAGCCCACCCGATCTTGCTATCTCTGACGATGATTGTTGTGTCTGTTTCATGAAAGTCCTCTGATATTTCTGGCAGTTTCTTTACTGATTGTCTTTCAACAGAGAAGCCTACACCTGTACCACACATGAGAACGTATAAGATCTCATCGAATGCACGTACATGATCGATGGCTATGTAACTACAGTTGAAACCCGCCATGTTATCTCTATCAAGTGCAACACCTGCTGTCATAAGGCATCTCATTGATGGCATTACTTCCATGTTATAGATAGCCTTGTGCATCTTAGTAGCTGTCTTGCTATCTAAATCTCCACGATTTACCCAGAAATCTACATACCTACTTACCGTTTCCTCCCATGTTTCTCTTCGTTGAAGCTCAGGCAGCCAGCGTGCGTATCGGCTAGTGTGTATGTACTGTTGGTATTGATCCATTAATTGTCCCTAGTTTCTCTGATTATTTTTTGGTCTACCATGGAAAAGGTAGCGTGGTCTGTGGTTAATGTTTTACCATCGAAGGAAATAACCTTCACTCCGTTCTTTTCTAGCTGCTTCTTTAGAGCAGCAAGGGAGCCGAAGCTCCCCTGTACAATCACGTTCTCATTCATAACACCCCCGCTGCTATCTTACTAAGATAGTATACGATTAACCAAACTTGAGTTAGCAATGTCGCCGCTGTAATCCCCATGATTATATATACTACTATCGCTTCTAAGTCCATGATCACCTCGTTATAAGATATAAAATAAACATTACTACGCTAAAGATAGTCAATGCTGATACTAACCATAGCGTAAAGAGGACTGTGGTTACTGCATCCAAGACCCCTCCCGTCTCTTGGATCACCCTCTTTGCATTAGTGTCTCTAACATCTCTTAGTGGATTGATTGTTGTGTCTCCTTTTTCAAGGTACGTATCTCACTAGCTACCTTCTCTAGTGTGACAGCCATGTCCTCTATGCCCTCATCACATGTTAAGAAGACAGTGGTTGTCTCATCTTCATCATTAGACATAACCATCACGTATGCATGATTCATATCAGGGATGCCATCTACTACTATGTCATCACCTAATACCGCTTTCAAGTCATAGATTTTTACTTGGAACATAGTCTCTTCACTCATGATTGTTCTCCGGTATTGTTGATTGATTTTTAAATGTTGCTAACATCTCAAGACAGTGGATAGCCTTGTGTATATCCTCTAACTCATTACCCTTGTTACGAGTAAGGTACTTGTTCACCTTGGTGTACACTGATGCCTTAACACCAGCGTATCCAAAGTTTCGGTACGTTATCTCCAATGGTTGGATGCCTTGATCCTTATAGTGATCACCTCCTACCTGCTTTCCGAATGCACGAGCTTCTCTCGTAGCTTGTGCTGCGTGCAGTGTTGTTGATCTATTAGGATCTGTTATCCAATTCATATGTTCCCCCCACGTAGGTTAGATGCTGCACCTTTCTCCGACTTAGCTGACTTACTCCAACTACCACAACCATTACACTTAAACTTCCGAGCCTTAGTTGCATTGGTGTATGCGTAGCCTCGGTAATGGATGTCGTGACTACCACACGATGGGCATGTATCACGCTCACCTGAGTACACTTGACGGTTGGGATGACTGCCTATCCAAGGTAATAGCTTGAGATATAATTCTTCTAACAAGAATACATCTTGGATGTTATACTCTTTCATTGTCTTACGATCTTTCCTGTTACCATTCATACAGCCAGTCCACAGTGGCATACCTGCATGAGATACCTTAGCACCGATGCCTAGCTTAGACGCAACATAGTCTAGCTTACGAGATGCCGGCTTGAACTTCTGTCTTGTTGTCTGAAGCAAGTCAATCTCTTTGTAAGGAGATGGTGGTGTAAGTCCGTGTTGAATGAACTCCCAGTTCAGTGTAGGTATATCAAACTTCTTACCATTGTAATGAATGACAGCATCAGCCTCATCCAATAGATTCCAGATAGTTTGAATGTAATTCTTCTTAGTCTCCCACTCAGCACCAAAGAAGAACTTACCTTCCTTATCACCAACCCATCGAGCAGCCCAGCATAGTGTACCGCCTGCCTCTACAATCTGATTGAGGCCGATACGTTGATCGAACAGACCCCAACAGTATGCTTTGTGTGGTTTTGTTTCTATATCAAGCATTAGTATTTTCATTTCTTCTTAGCCTCTTGTGTTTTAATATTATGACATCCCTTACATAACACTTGTAAGTTGTCCTCTTCACAGAATAATGTTTCAACAAACTGAGCTAAGTCATCGTAAGACTTTAGGCTTCCACATTCTTTGATGTGATCTACTGCTACCTCTTTACCTGCACACCACTGCTTGCATCCATTACATAAGTATTCAAACTTACGTCTCTTATCAGGCCCAGTGTATGGTCTCTTAGCTTTGTTCATTACATCGTACTTAGGTGGCCATCGCATACTCTTCTGTCTCAGTCCACTCCGAATGAATCCAAAGTACCCTGCCTCAGTGTAACGACCACCGCCTCTAGTCTTAGCTACTCTTCGTCCCATGCTCCCTCCTCTACATCAAAGACACTGCATTTAAAGATCTGTACATCAAAGGATGTAGGCAGTACATCATAGTAGTAATCCAGTGCATCCTTATGATCAGCAAAGGTCATAGTATACATACCTAGTGCATCATTGTGTGTTACTTCATACATCATCAAGACCCTCTTCTGGTTTCCAAACATACATAGGTAGCTCCCACATAACAGGACTACCATCCTCGTTCAGGTCATTCACCATCCATAACAGACGACCTTGCTCTAACATATACTCTTCAAACTTATCTTGATGCTGGTCTTCATACGCCACTGATACAACATCGAACAACTCATACTCATCTTCACAATCACATAAGAGATCATAAGCCTTAGCAGGACCATAGCCTTTCAAACCGGGAATGTTATCAGTGCTATCCCCTGTTAGTAATTGACTATAGAAGAACATCAACCCACCACCTGTTAGCTTCTTCCTATTCTCTGATAGGTGTAGCTCACCATGCTTAGAGAACTGATAAGGTCCGAACTCTCCTTGCTGTCCTGATTCCCATCCATAGTGCCAACCGGCCACCATCCTTAGATCTTTATCTCTACTACATATGATTGTATCTTCTGTCTGATTGATAGCCAGTGCATCATCAGCTTCCATACCCTCAATCATTACAGCCCATGTATGTGACATGATATAAGCACGAAGGTTATTGTAGTGGAAAGGTTTCTCTCCCTTACGGTTGCCCTTGTATGGCTTGGTTACTGCTACCTGCTCCCTGAAGTTACCCTTACCTGTAAGGTACATGGTGTAGTCTGTGCAATCAACAGCCTTTAACATATCCCTTAGCTTGTTATGAAATACCTCGATAACAAAATCAAAGTTACTGATTGGTTCATCCTTAGGATACTCAGCCACTGCCGAGCATTCATATACTAATAAGTCTCCGTCTATTAAAGCCCGCATATCAACTCCAACTCTGCTTGTGTCTCATAATGAAAGGCTGACCAGTAGTGCTTCTCTTGCTTAGCAACAAAGAGCTTCCATCTATAATATTTATATACATGATGATTCATCATAAAATTTCTCGCATAAAAAAGGCGAGGTTTTACCCCCGCCTTATGTGTTAACCGTAAGGATTAACTGCTTCATCACCAGTGCGTGTCACCTCATCCGTGTTAACGATAGGCTCGTGGACTACACCACCACCTAGTAACGCACCAAGAGCTGAGCCTTGGAAGTTAGTAGCACCCTTGATCTTATCCTTCAAGAAGTCAGGCAGTCCATTGAACACATCCATGTCAGGCTCATCGAAGTCAAACAGCTGAGGGTCATTGACTAGCTCAGCTACATCCATGCCTTTCATGATAGGAGATGTTGCTCCGATGTTAGCATACACGATAGTGCTGTCATCCTTTTTAGGATTGTGAACTACAGTGAGTGCTACTGGTGCACCTAACAACTCAGCCCAGTCACCACCCGCTGCTTGCTGTGGATCAAGTGCTAGGTATCGTTGAGTACTCTTAGCTCTATCGGCACTCAAGCCATAGAACGGGAAGTCCTCACTGATCCATCGTGGTTTAGTCTCATCATCCTTACCTGCTTCATCCTTCATGAACTCAGTAGTAAGTTCGTATGTACATCGGATCATGGCGATAGGATCTTTTGCTTCACCCTTCCATGGTCGTCGTGCTTGTACACCTAAGTCAATGATTGATACCAGTCGAGCTGGGTATGTACCCACAGCTACTGGTGCTTGTGGTTTAAACTTACTCTTACCGCCGGAACTTCTTACCTTGTTAGCATTTAAAGCCATTGTCTGATTCCTATTTTGATTTTAGTTTGAACGCTTAGTGCGTGTGTCTTCTTTAAACTTACGTACCCACCGACAGCCTGTACTCTCTGTTGTGTTGTACTTCCTGCCTAACTCAGAGCCTGATAGACCCTCAGCTATCCATGTTTGATAGGCTTGATCTATCCTATCCTTACTTCTTTCCTTGTTAGTCTTAACCTTATGGTCACTTACTGTTAGCAATTGAAGGTGGTCTATGTTACAACATGCCCTGTTCCTACAGATATGATCTACCTCGTAGCCCTCAGGTATGTCTCCCCTCTCCTGCATCCAGATGTGTCGGTGATACATCATAGGTTTCAATGTACCATCTACCCACACCTGCTTCCTAAAGTAACCGTCTTGATTCAGCTTGTGTGATGTTGGTGTGACACAGCCGCCCTCATGCATAACGGTTACTAATTCTTTACTGTATGCCATTAATGGACCTCCATCCAATTCTTACCTATCATACCATCACCTTGGTGAGGACATGCTATCTTTAATCTACGACCTGCCTCAGCTATAGCCTCACATCCTAGATGTAAGTAACGCTCAGTTAGATCATCTCGTACCTCTGCACTAAATTCATCATGGACATTAGCTACGAACCCATACTCCTCACCATGAGTCCATCCCTCAGCATCACACCATTCTTTTAGTAACACCAGTGCATGTTGCATAAGGATTGCTTCATCACTTTGTAAGACATACACAAGGATCTGATGTTCACTCTCTATGTGTATAGGCCTACCATCTAATCCTTCAACCCATCCATCATAGTGTTCCTTCTTATCCCAGTCATTCAATCTTGTCTTAGCATTAGACACCCATTCTTTAGTTAAGTTCAATACTAAATCAGAGAACCCTGTTGATACACTAAGTAATGCATCCCTGATACGTGTACCTGTATCTTTATTCTCCCCTATAATATCACCCAGCTTGTTATCACTAGCTCCAAACATGAATGCGTAGTTAAGATTCTTTGCTTGACCATAGCTAACAGTGATACCTACATCAGCTATAGCCTGTTGGTTTATCTGATGGATGGCTGTACCCTTAGCCTTATCCCCATTGATTAATATCTCAGTGAAAGCATCATCACCTACCCTTGCTGCAAGCATACGGTTCTGACAACCAGCAGCATCAACACCTACGATT